TTTAACGAGAAAGCCATACGCAAAAATGATATGATGTTCTTTAGCGTATCCTTGCCCTGTTAAAACGTGATAATAAATATTTGATGTATAAATCGATACGATACAAAATGGAGAAATACTTCTAAGCTGTGGGTCATGGGTTCGAATCCCATCCTGATCACGAAGAGCGGAAGTTTATAATTGTTTGATATTTAGCTATTAAACTTCCGCTTTTATTTTAGATCTTTCCCCTTTTGTAGATTAAAAAAAAGGATATAAAGTCCACTTTTGGACATAAAAGCTTATCCTTCGCGTATCCTAAAAAATTTAATCTATATGGCTACTTTAAAATTGACACTTTTCAAGGCCAAGGCTCTCAAGGATGGGAGGCACAAGGTCAGGGTGGCGGTCTGCCACAAGAGAGAGACTTGTTATATCGTGACGAACGTGATATTAGATAGCGAGTCCCAGTTTAAGAACGGTCAAGTCGTAAAGAGACCGGACGCTTCTTTTATAAACAAAAGATTGAGGAATATGCTTAATGAGTATCAAGACAAGCTTGACTCGATTAAGAACCAATCGTTATATACATGCGTGCAGATAAAGGGCATGTTGGTTAATTCAGCAGGGGATAACGATATCTCTACGTTCAAGGATGTAAGCTCATCCTATGAAAGGGAGTTGATCGATAATGGGAGTATCGGGTACTCAAAGCTGATCGAGCGGAATTGCAGGTATTTTACCGAGTTCGTGAAAGGGGATATATTCCTTTCCGATATCACTCCAGAACTGATAGAAGGTTATTCTAGGTTCTTGAGGAATAAAAAGGGAATTGGGGAGGCCACGAACTCCATGATGATGAGACATACCAAGACTATAATCAATAAGGGTATAAAAAGAAGGCTTGTGAAATATGATGTCCATCCTTTCGTAAACTTCCAGATATCGACTTCTCCCGTACGTGAGGTTGACATATCTTTCGAGTCATTTAATCGTTTGCGAATGGCCGATCCTTCGGAGCGTCGATTAAAGGTGGCGCACGATCTGTTTTGCTTGTCGTTTTATCTTGGAGGTATCAATCTTATAGATCTACTCGGCATTGATTTCCGTGGAATCGATACGCTGGAATATGTAAGGACTAAATCTAGGAATATGACGAGGGGAGGCAATAAGATCGTGTTCTCTATACCAGACCAAGCGAGAGATATTATAGATAGATGGATGGATAAGAGGACTGGCAAGTTGGATTTCGGATATAAGTTTTCCTATCCTAATTTCTCTAGGTATCTTTCTCGTTCGCTATCCAAATTGGCGCAGTCGTTAGGGATAACGGAAAAAGTGGTGTATTATTCCGCTCGTAAATCTTTCGCTCAGTACGCTTCCGAGATAGGAATCCCGGATGGGGTCATAGATTATTGTTTAGGGCATTCAGATAAGTCGAAAGGCGTGATACGTTATTATACTAAGGTAAAAAAATTTCAAGCGGACATGGCGATATCAAGGGTAATTGATTACGTTAACGATCCGGATCGTTACCGGGATTATGTGGAGATGAGAAGGGATATAATGATGATGCGTGGGTAATATGTTTTTTATCATTAATGCTAAATAATATGTGAATACGATAAACTTTCATAAGCCGACAAAGGTTATAGGAATGGGCAGTATAGCAACAGTATTACTTATCGTGCGACAAGAGACTATAGCGTTAACCTTGAGTATAAATTGTGCATGTCTTAAAAAATTATCAATAATAAAACGTAAATGTTATGGAAAAGAGCGATCGTCTTGTAGAATTGCTAGAGATTTTGAAAAGGGCTGAATGTATATTTATTGAACAATGGAAAATCTTATATAAAGAGGATGAGATTGACATGGAAGATATTTTCAGCATATTCTATAAAGGTAGTAATGATTGTGAAATTCAAGTTAAAAAATTGATAATTAAAAATATAGATAGTGTAGTATGTAATAGGGTGGAGACTGCATGATAATTCGAGTTATAGAAAAGGAAAAATGGACCAATAAAAAACGCCCGTGTTTTTTCTGACACGGGCGTTATACTTTTGTGATGCGACAAATAGATATGTTATACTATATCACGATATTCACGATATCTATAATTCATGCTAACTTTATGGATATATAACAAGGCATCTTCTTTGTTGTCGAATATTTTAGTTTTACATACTAATCTTAATCTCAGCGTGTCTAATAAATCCTTTTCCCTTGCCTCGTAGTATGCGTCATTATATTCGCAACTTCCGAAACAATACTCAAGAAACATATATCCAAAATCTTTGTTGTGATAAAGGATTCTGTCTTTCATGAATTCTATCACCTCTGTATCTCTATACAGATGAAGTATGAAATCTTCATTGTTTTTCGGTTTATATAACCAATTAACAATGCTTTGTAATTTATAGGAGACTTTCGCTTTCCCTTTTATTTCTTCTATTATTCTGCTCTCTTCTTCCAGATCTTGTTGTTCTTTGTCGCAATTTTCTTTATCGACTTTTTTATACGCTTCCTCCGGTGTCAAATCTGGGTATTTATTATCGACGAAACTAACATCCGCAGCATCCGACTTAACTTTCTTCCCCCATGTATAGTAAGAGATACAAAAGATTTCTTTCCCATTAAAAGTCCTATCATATATTGTTTTTAATGGGTTTAGCCCATTGGGGGCTATTATAGAAGTCGGTAATCTATAAAAAGGATAAGATTCTTTACCTTTTTTGGCCTCTTTAATATAAGTTTGTAATCCTTCCATTTTTAATTGTATCGTTTATAAGTTCCCGCCCTGTTTATTGTTTATTTTTTTTCAATGAAATCTAGCTGATATCCTAATGCGTCTCCTATTTTGGACAGGATGTCTATACCAGTGCTGTATTTACCTGTCTCTATCCGGGCGATGTTGCCCGGAGCTAGGCCTGTAAGTTCCGCTAGTTTGTACTGTGATATCCCGGCCTCCATGCGGATCTGGGCTATCCTTTTACCGATTCTTTCTCTATTATTCATCTTGTTCATCCTCCCAATCACAATATCCGCAATACCATATTGCGGCAGGTTTTAAAACATCTTCTATTATCATATCTCTATCAGCTATTTTATCAAGCGTTGCCGAGTAATGCAACGCTATCGTCATTCGTTCTTTTACTCCGAATTTGTTGGTATTCGAAAAATTGAAGGATATTACATCCTCGGTTAAAACAACATCTTCTTTTAGGAAGACCTCCATCACGCTTGCGGAGCTAGTATGTAATATAACGTTTCTCCCATATAAGGGATCTCCACCTTTTTCATGGCCGGAGCCTTCGACGAAGGCGAATTCTGGAAGGGTCAAAGATATATTTCTCATATTAATAAATAACATCATTTATGAGTTCTGGATCAGCCGCTAAATCAACCACTCCCATTATCTTATCGGTCATTGATCCGGTTGGATATACGTGGCTGCTGAAGCGATATTTTATCCCTCCGTAGTAATAATATCTACTTTCCGAGATATTGCTCTGTATCCTTTGGCAACCTTCTTTTAGCAAGAAGGACTCAAACTCGTCTATTTTCTTTTTTAAGGATAGAAAATCGTTGACATTTGTAAGATAGCTCTCGAAAGCTTGCTCAAATGAAATGTCGCCGTATGTCCTTTTGAAATTGGCATTAGGGGTTATGCCGTCACGTCCTTTTGAATTATTCTTGACGAAAAGCTCGAATAGTTTTCTAGTTGTCATTTTCTTGATGCCGCTTATCCGTTGCCGCCGGTTCTATTGTTATTTTGATATTGCAAATATACTATCAAATTTGATAGTATGCAAGTTTTTCAATGATTATTTTTTTATGCTCTATGGCATATTTTCTTTCTCTTTTTCCTCCAGCACTTTTTTAAGCTGATATAGGCTCAAAATATCATACTCAAATGTCGGATTGTCCCAATTTTTCCGGACAGAGTTCGTTTGGACAGAGATAAATTTTCGTAAGTCAAAGATATATTGACATTGTGACAGTCTTATCTCGTTAAATGTTATCTCGTAGTTATCGAACCACTCCAAAAGTTGTTTAAGTTTCTCGTCCATGGTATATAAATGATTAACACCCGCGAATATACCCAATTTAACCTTGCTATTTTAGGATATAAAGAATTTTGTCTATATTTGCTTCAAGTTTGTGACTTGTATTATTGATTGGATATTATGTTTAACAATATAATATAGGTCACTTATGGATTTTTATAACAACTCATCTCAAAGGCAACAAGTGGACGTTTACTGTCCTGTCCATCATAATTGGATTGGCCACTATGATTATGGCTCCAAGGGGGTCTATTATTGCTGGTGCAAGAAATGCAAGAAAGAAATCAAAATCGTTATGGGAAAATGAAGAGGTTGACACAAAAACAAGAGAATTTCTGTAATTATTATATCGAGTGCGGCGGGAACGCTTCCGAGGCGTACAGACGTGCCTACTCTTGCGAAAAATGGAAAGATAAGTCCGTATGGGAGAAGGCTTCGGCTTTATTGGATGATGTCAAGGTTCAGTCAAGGGTAAGGGAACTGCAAGAGGAGCAGAAAGTTAAGTCAGATATAACCAAGGAGAAATTACTGGGCGAGTTAGGTAACATAGCGTTCTCATCCATAGCCCACCTTCACAATACATGGATAGAGCGCAAGGAGTTCGAGAGTCTAACGGACAAGGAGAAGTCGGCTATCAAGAGCATATCTACTAAAATCCTGAAGAAGAATATAGGGACGAGCGATGACCCGGAGATCATTGACGTGGAATATGTCAAGATAGAGATGCACGATAAGCTGAAAGCCATAGAGCGTATCTGCAAGATGCTTGGCTTTGACGCTCCAACCGTTGTAGACCTTGGCAAATCGCTGATCGGAATAGATACCGGAATAGATGATTAGTGTTCTATTTTTAAATAAATGGCTATGTTTGTTAGAAAAAATACGAGGTCTATAATTTTATAATTGTTCTATATTTAATATTTTGGGAGCTGATACGGATAACAGGAGGATAATAAGCTACAAGAGGTTCAATCCGAACTTTCACCATTTGAAGCTGGCGTTGGGGAATGACGATATAAGGTTCATCTTCATGTACGGGGGATCGTCTTCCGCCAAGTCTTTCTCAGCGGCCCAAGCCTTCCTGTTAGAATGTATATCCAAGGGCTATAACACGATTGTCTTTAGGAAGACCGGAGCAACCATAGCGGACAGTATCTACAAGACGTTCCAAGAGGCGGCTAAATCATTGCATATAGATACTTTTTTCAAATTCCAAGAAAACCTTATAAGGTGTTTCAACGGTTCCTATATCCGGTTCAAAGGGCTGGACGATCCGGAGAAGATCAAGGGTCTCGAATCTTATCAGTACGTGTTTTGCGAGGAGATATCCGAGTTCGATGAATCCGACTTGAAACAGATAAGGAAGCGTCTCCGTGGTCGCAAGGGACAGAAGATCGTAGCTCTATTTAACCCGATATCGGAGGATCATTGGATCAAGAAAAAGATATTTGATACCGAGACATTGACCGAGGTGGACAATCATCTGTACGGGAAGCTCAAGGATAGCGTAACGGGTAAGATACTGCCAAAGGAATATTCCGAGGTAGGGAGGAAATGGGTCAATTCCGAGCGGACCATATACAACCCAAGAAAAAAGACTTACGAGACGCACCGCCCGGATATGGTTATCATCAAGTCCACCTATCTTAATAATTTCTGGGTCGTAGGGTCTCCTGATGGCACTTATGGCTTTTATGACGCTCAGACGATAGCGGATTTCGAGAGGGACAAGGAAAGGGATTACGCTTATTATCTGATATACGCCTTGGGCGAGTGGGGGACGATAAGGACGGGTGGCGAGTTCTTCCACGCCTTCGACCCCGCCAAGCATAAGGGCAAGTGCCCATATGTCAAGGCTCCCGTGCATATATCGATAGATAACAACGTCCTGCCTTA